GCCTACTTCGGATTTGAGGGAAACCATGAAAACAGGATCAAAAAGGCCATTGCAATCGACCCAAGATTGGAGGGAGACAAGTACGGGATATCCTTTGGGCATCTTCAAACAAAACACTGGTTTGACGAATACCACGAGTATGAAAATAGCGCCCCCTCTATCGCTGATTATGATGGTGTCTCGTATGCTCATTACTTTAGTTCTGGTAACTTTGGTACAGCTACTTCTGGTACTCACCATGCTTATACCTTACTCCAAAACAGGAACTATAGTTCTACTTGTGGTCACAGCCATAAGCGTAGCCTATACTTTAAGGACTCTGCTCACCCTAAGCCGATCCTTGGCCTCGTGGCGGGATGCTACAAAGGACGTGAGGAATCGTGGGCGGGGCAAGCAAACAGCGAATGGTGGAAAGGTGTAGTTATTAAACGGGAGATTGACAACGGTGTGTACGAGCCTGAGTTTGTCTCTATGAAACGACTGGAAAGCATCTATGGGTAAACGTAGTGACTTCGAGAGACTTCCTCGTGACTACTACCCAACACCTATGGCTGCTGTAGAACCCCTGATCCCTCACTTGCCTTACACATTTGATTATGTAGAGCCTTGTGCGGGAGACGGGAGGTTGGTACAACACATAAGCGACTTGACTGAGGGGCATGGCGAGTGTTTGTTTGCCTGTGACATTGAACCACAGTCTGACAGGGTGAGACAGGCAGATGCGTTGACCCTATCTCTAGGTGGGTATAATGTCGTTGACTACTGTATTACCAACCCACCGTGGGAACGTAAGTTCTTGCATGAGTTTATAGACCACTGGTTGCACATATGCCCTACTTGGTTGTTGTTTGATGCAGATTGGATGCACACTAAACAGTCAGCTATGTTCATGACGTATTGCAGTAAGGTGGTATCTGTGGGAAGGGTCAAGTGGATAGAGGGTAGTAAGAGCGTAGGGAAAGATAACTGTTGCTGGTATCTGTTTGATGCTTTAGACGACACACCAACAGAGTTTTATGGAAGGGTTATGTAGTGATAACAGCGGAAGACATGGAGAGCATGAAGTACTTTGACACAGTAGGAGAGTATAGTGAGTGGGTAGAGGGTATGATGCTCACTGAGGGTAAGGACCGACTTGTAGAGAATACATTAGGTCTTGTAGGTGAAGCAGGTGAAGTAGCAGAGAAGATTAAGAAGCTCATCAGGGATGCCTCTAAGTTTAGCAATGAGGATATCGCTAAAGAGTTGGGTGATGTGCTGTTCTATACTGTTGCACTAGGCAACATCTATGGTCACACTCTGCAAGAGATCATAGACTTGAACACAAAGAAGTTAAACAGCCGCAAGGATCGTGGCACACTAAAAGGTAGTGGAGACAACAGGTGACTTGGTTTTGGCGATACATGAACTACTTGGCTACTTGGCGGGAACACCGCAATGCCATTAAGACGCTCAACACACTGAGTGATAGACAACTTAAGGATATCGGCCTTAACCGTAGCGACATTGATCGTATGGTATGGCTAGAAGAAGATAAAACAATGCGAGGACGCGGATAAATGAACAACTACCTACCAACAGATTATCAAGCCTTTATTCACACATCCCGTTATGCACGGTGGTTAGATGACGAAGGACGACGTGAGAACTGGGGCGAGACTGTAGGTCGCTACATCAACAACCTAGTTATGGGTAAAGTGCCGCAGGGTACACTAGAGGAATTGCGTGACGCTATTACAGACCTTTCCGTTATGCCCTCCATGCGAGCCTTGATGACTGCTGGACCAGCATTGGATCGTGACAACACGGCAGGGTACAACTGTAGTTACCTTCCTGTTGACGACCCTAAGTCCTTTGACGAAGCTATGTTCATCCTCTTGTGTGGAACAGGTGTCGGCTTCTCAGTCGAGCGACAGTTTATCACTAACCTGCCAGAAGTCCCTGACACTATGTTCAACAGTGATACGACAGTTATCGTGAAGGACAGTAAAGAGGGTTGGGCTAAGGCTCTTCGTCAGGTTATAGCTTTGCTTTACAGCGGTGAGATTCCAAAGTGGGATGTATCTAAGGTTCGTCCAGCGGGTGCCAAGCTAAAGACTTTTGGTGGTCGTGCCTCAGGTCCAGCACCTTTGATAGACTTGTTTAACTTTGCTGTACGCATCTTTACCAATGCAAAGGGTCGAAAGCTATCTTCTATGGAGTGTCACGACCTGATGTGTAAGATTGGTGAGGTAGTAGTCGTAGGTGGTGTACGCCGTTCTGCTATGATCTCTCTGTCTAACCTGAGTGATGATCGTATGCGACACGCTAAGTCAGGTGCTTGGTGGGAGAACAACCCTCAACGTGCTTTGGCTAACAACTCTGTGTCATACACTGAGAAGCCAGACAGCCTATCGTTCATGCGTGAGTGGATGGCCCTAGTGGAAAGCGGCAGTGGTGAACGGGGTATCTTCAATCGTGAGGCATCTAAGAAGCAAGCGGCTAAGAATGGACGACGTGATGCAGCGTTTGACTTCGGGACCAACCCGTGCAGCGAAATTATCCTGCGTCCATACCAGTTCTGCAATCTTACGGAGGTAGTTGTACGTGCCACTGACAGTATTGAGACGCTTGAGAATAAGGTTCGTCTTGCTACTATCTTGGGTACGATCCAGTCTAGCTACACTAAGTTTCCTTACCTGCGTAAGATATGGCAGCGTAACACAGAGGAAGAGCGTTTGCTAGGTGTGTCGTTGACAGGCATCATGGATAACCCCCTTATGACTGCTAAGAACGCAGGTTTGGAGAAGACCCTTGATCGTCTTAAGCAAGTGGCTGTTGATACAAATGCTGAGTGGGCTACTAAACTTGGTATTCCTGTTTCTGCTGCTATTACTTGTGTTAAACCATCGGGAACAGTATCCCAACTTGTTGATAGTGCCTCAGGTATCCACGCACGACACAGCGCCTACTACATTCGCACCGTCAGAGGTGACAACAAAGACCCTCTCACCCAGTTTATGAAGGATCAGGGTATCCCTAATGAGCCTGATGTAATGAAGCCTGATGCTACTACAGTGTTTAGCTTCCCGATGAAGGCTCCAGAGGGTGCAGTAGTCACTGCTGATATGACTGCCATTGAGCAACTGGAGATGTGGTTAGCGTATCAACGTGCGTGGTGTGAACATAAGCCATCCGTGACAATTAACGTCAAGAGTGACGAGTGGTTTGAGGTAGGGGCGTTTGTGTATAAATACTTTGATGAGATGTCAGGTGTATCATTCCTGCCCTTCTCTGAGCATACCTACCAACAGGCACCTTATCAGGATGTAGGCAAGTCCGACTACGAGGAACTTCTGTCGCTTATGCCTACCGCCATTAACTGGTCTAAACTCTCTGAGTATGAGGCTGAAGATAATACAGCAGGAAGTCAGACATTAGCGTGTTCTGGTGATAGCTGTGAGATTGTGGATTTAACATGAAATACATCACCCCTCTAAACGTGTTCCTATACTTTGTCGCGCTAGGCATTGTAGGTGTAGCTTTTATCGAATACGTCTTCTGGACTAAACATGAGTTCTACGATATTGCTGCGCTACTAATCTTTGCGGTGTTCCCTTTCTTTGGGGGCATTGCCTCTGCCTTGGTTGCATACTTTATCAGGGATAATCAGTAGTGTATACCATCGTCACACGAGATCAGTGTAACTTCTGTGATGCAGCGAAAGCCCTCCTAAGGGGGGCCAACCTGCAATACACTGAGTACAACGTCCAGTCCCCTAGCAGTAAGTGGGTGCTGACACTTATCAAGCAAGCGGGACACACCACTGTTCCTCAAATCTTTAACAACGGAGGGAAGTACATTGGGGGTTACACAGAACTACTACAATTCCTAAACTGTAACGACAATGAAGTGTAAACTTAGATAGGAACCCACATGAATGAGCCGCCCAAGAAGCAGACACGTACCCGACGTAAGACTACTTACAAAGGTGCGGAACATAAGAAGACCTCTGGGATACTCCCTAAGACTGACAAACAGAAAGACCTTCTGGACGCCCTGAGTAGTAGTCGTCAGGTGTTTATCCTTGGACCTGCTGGCACTGGTAAAACGTATGTTACAGCTACTTATGCTGCTGACTTGTACACCACCAAGGAGATCGACAAGATCGTCATCACACGCCCTCACGTAGCCGTAGGAAAGGAGCTAGGGTTCCTCAAGGGCGACCTAACAGAGAAGACTATGCCTTGGGCATTACCTGTGTTAGACGTGCTGGAGAAACACTTGGGGAAGGGGGCAGTGGAAACTGGTATCAAGAACGGTAACATTGAGATGGCACCACTTGCTCTTATGAGGGGTCGTTCCTTTGATAGCGCCTTTATCATCGTGGATGAAACACAGAACATCACGACACATGAGTTGAAGATGTTATTGACACGGGTTGGTGAAGGTACTACTATTGTCCTTAACGGGGACGTACAGCAGAGTGATCTTAAGGAAGCTGATGGGTTGACGAAGGTTATCCACTTGGCAAAGAAGCACCTGCTGCCTGTCCCTGTTATTGAATTTGGTGTAGACGACATCATCAGAAGTGACATCACAGCGATGTGGGTAAAGACATTCTTGAAGGAAGGTATCTAATGGCTAAATGGAAAGAAGTGCCTAAGTTGCACGAATACGACCCAGTAGAGAGGCCAGAGCATTACAATCAGGGTGAGATTGAGTGCATTGACTACATCAAGCAAGTTCTGGGGTTAGACGGTTTCATTGCATACTGTCATGGTAATATGATTAAGTATCAGCACCGCTACCGATACAAAGGTAATCCCACAGAGGATGTGGATAAAGCAACTTGGTATCTTAATAAGATGCGTGAAGCAATGAAGGAGAAGTACGAATGATTGCAGCAATAGCACTTGTGTGTTCCTTAAGCGACCCTTCGGATTGTAGGTCACTCTCTAACATGCGGCTGTTCCCCACAGTGGAAATGTGCATGAAAGACAGGGAGGTTGCAGAGAATGTAGCTTTGAGTAGTGGCTACGGTCTAGTGGCCTTCCATTGTTTTGACTGGGGGCAAACTGTATGACGCTATTTGAGTGCCTCATTATCCTCAACTTAGTCTTCTTGCTTTGGGTTGTGTACCGAATATCTTCTGTATCAGACGACATAGAAGCCCTGTATCAAGCCTTAGGTTCTCTAATCGAAGCTCAAGAGAAACGCTAGAATCAAATAAGCCCCGCTTAGGTTAATTCCTAAGCGGGGCTTTTTGTATAATATTATTTTCGTTTAAATAGCCTGATGAAACCTCGACCAATCTCGTTAGGACTTGGGGCTAACCACCCTAAGACTAGTAAGAGTAGCAGTAAGGGATCGACTTCAGTTATCTTTGTCGTGCTGTTGTCTTGGTTAACTTCCTCTACGTCACCCTCTGGCCTAATCACAGGTCTGAATGTAGTATTTACACCTACGTTCTGACTGTTCTCTTTGCCTATCTGAGTGTTAGCAGCTACGTTAGTACCCCCCGATAGAAATGACAGGGGGTTTAGTTGACTACAGCTACTTAGAAGGGTTACTAGAGCTATTGACAGTGTTAGTTGTTTTACCATTGACGTATATCCCAAAGAAGCCAGCCCCTGCACCTACGATAACCGACACAAAACCTGCTTGAGCATTAGTAGGATCAGGTAGGTCCATGAACCATGTTGTCGTTCTATAGAAGGCATACCCATAGAGGCTTATGATTAGTCTAGGCCATATCCTCCACTTGTCAAGCCACTCAGGTGTAATCATCGTTGCCTCAATAGTTGCTCAAGGTGTTTGATTGTTGCATTAGCTTCAGCTAGTGATGCCTTCATATCAGACATTTCCCGAAGTAAACTTTCTTTGTCAGAAATAACCTTGTCTAGTTTCTCTGAAAGGCGTTCAACTTGTTCACGTAGGGTGTCGTTAAACTCAGCAGACTTGGCATCATCCTTAATGGATTTTTCGTGAGACTGTTTAGCCCGTAAGGACAAGAAACCCCATAGACCAGCAGAACCTACTAGGGCAATAATGATGGGTGTAATCTGCTCAAATTCCATCCTGACTGAACCTTCTTCTTTCTAAGATTTGCCTGTTTGTTAGGTCTGCAAGGTATATTGCATGTAGTGTCATCCAGATTAGGGCTGAAGCATGGAACCAGTCTGACATGGAGTGACCGCCTGTGTCTCTGATACGCATACCATCTGCGGTCATTACTTGATATACATTCTGTACAGTGTGAGGCTCGTGTGTCAGGAATAAGATCATTATGTAAGATGACAAAACGACATCCAACAGAAGTGTGTTCCTGAGAATTGCAGGGCTACACCAGATAGTTACAGGTACGACAGATGCGCTTATCAAGCCCCAAGCAAATAGGAGTTCAAAGGGAATGCAGTCGTCACACACCCCTTGGAACATACCAGCCATAAGAACCCCCCAGAATGCATAGGTTAGCATCTGGGCAGGTCCGTTAGCTCTCATTACCTTGTGGTAAGTTTTCTTTACCCCAAGACCACCCTTCATGGGTACGTCTTACGTGAGAGTTGAAAGTGTGGACCATCAGGAAAGCTCTTCCAGTCGCCACCCCATTCTAGGTTTACATCAAGCTCTTCCGCAGCAGCCTTCATAGCATCAGCAATAGGGTAGAAACCTTCCCACTCCCATGAGATAGGCCAAGGTGCTAAATCAACAGCATGACCTGTGAGATGTCGTGAGTTCATTGTAGTAGACTTACCAGTCTTAACAAGCTCTCGTTGACGGTTAATGTTACGGATACCTTCGAGGACTGTAAAGTCTTGAGTGGTATTGCTTATAGCCAGTTTAACGACAGCGACAAGATCAGGGTGTACGCCTGACAAGTTCTGTAGGCTACGGGTTCCTAGCTGATAGGGCATCAGTTACTCTCCCAGAAGAGTAGCTAGGTCCAGTGCTTTAAGGTCATCAGGCGTAGTCGCAGCAGCAAGACGCGCATCGTCTGTGATGTCGCGCAGTGTAGCCTTCTGGGCAGCAATAGCGTCAGCACCTGTGCCAGCCTCTAGTGCCTTCATGTACTCTACATCCAGAGCATCAAGACGTGGCTTGCGTTCAGCGCGTAGGTTGTCCTTGTGGATAGCCAGTGCTGCTGGCATGTCGATCTCAACAGCATCGCCATTGAACTCCCAAGCGCCACGGAAGGTGCGGTCTGTGGGAACGGTAAGGGATGATGCGTCACGGACATCGCCGTGGATATTGATGTAAGTGGTCATGCTGCCAACTCCATTTCTTGGTTAATCTTCCATGCGTTACGGAAGCTGCGATCCGATGGGATCAGTTCTACTGGTACAATCTTCATGATGCACCGATTGCCTTTGTAATCACGCCAGACTTGTGGCGGGATGCTTTTCATAATGAGGTATTCAATAGCCTCTTCTTCTGTCATTGCACCAATAGGCTCCGCATAGGGGTGTTCCTTTGGCTGTCCACTAGGAACATCACGGTCACGAAGATAGGTGTCTACAGGTGGCAAGATGTTGCCTTCTAACGCCGCTGCCATCCAGTTAGGATCAGGGATAAGAACCTTTGCGGGGGCATCAGGTTCTGAAGGGTCTTCGAACAACACACGATACTTCGACTGCACAGGTGCAAGGCGGGATTTGGCTTCGACTAGTCGGTCCCAGAGGTGTCCATGTGTCATGCTAGGTCTCCGTGGATAGAACTCATTGTGGCTCTGTCAGAATAGGTCCCTGAGGTGTTAAACATCCTCATGCTGTACTGGCTTTCACTCACAGGATATGATACTGCCATAGTTAGTGAGTTCGCACTGTTTGCTTGAACGGTGTAAGTAGCGTTAGCCATTGCGGCAGTGAGGTCCACCGACAAATTCCCAGCCCCGTTGTCTATTTCGTTAGAAATATTAAGGCTGCCCGATTGAACAACAAAAGTGAGACTGATGTATGCGTGTGCCTTCGCAGAGCCATTGACCACATAGCCAGTTTCTACTGTATCTGTGCCATCAGAGATGTTCGCTACGTTTAAAGTACTCATGCTAAGTCTCCGTGGATAGTCGCAGTAATATAATCGTAATCAAAGTTGGTTCTATTAGTTGCGGCATTAACAAAAAATGCCTCCCCCCTGAAATTTGAGGCAGTAGCGTAGGACGGACTCCCGTCTTTCAGCGTTGAGGTGGGCAATACGCTCGTCGTACCTACCATATAAGCCGCCGACCCAACATGTGCATAATTTTCAGATGCCATATCGCTTGAGAATTCTAAAGTAAAATCTCCAGTTGCGTTGTCGATTATGTTTCCTATGTTGAAGCTACCGTTTACCGTATCTGATGTCATATCAAATCTTGCCCAAGCCGCAGCGACGCCCGATACATCACGACTAGCGGTCTCGCCAGTTTTCTTGATGTTTGATACTGTCAGAGTACTCATGCTAAGTCTCCGTGTGCTAGGAAAAACACCTGATCTCTGTCAACGAGAGTAGAAGAATTTCTAATATTACAAAAAGTTGAATCAACTTGCAGTGTGTTCCCGTTAGGCCCACTAATAAAAAATGCTGTAGCAGATGACCCTGCGCTGTTCGCCGC